AGTGTTTTATTTCAATAGCGAATTAAGAGTATAACTTTGTATAAAAAAAATCATTTACAACATAAATTTTTAATACGCTGATTTACAACAACTTTATTTTTGTTTTACAGCATAAAAAAAAATTCCCCTACCATTTCTGATAAGGGAATTTCATTGTTTTTTGTTGATCAAATTGTCCTAACTGTTGACTCGATTGTATTTAGGCTCAAATATTACGTGATGGTTCCGCACGGTCGGTTTTGTTCTAATATTGAATGTTATTACGATATTGTTATTAAGAATTGAGTTATTGTTGACTCGCCTATAATCGTAGCAACTGTAACATCTCACTTCATTCTTAGAAGGCAAACATAACCGCCAGACTGTAATTGGTGTCAGCGCAACCTTCTGTGATTCAAATACGTAAATTCCGGCAATCTTGTGATTCTCTTGTGAAATAATGGCTTTGAGAGATGTTGGTGGTCTCTCTTGGCTCACCATCGAACACAAGGTTGATTTTTGACACTCTTTGGCTGACGCCTCTAAGTGGTTTGAGAACATTAGCCCAGCTAACATAATCAAACAAGTGATGAAAAATTTAGACATTTTTTATTCTTTAGATAATAAAACCTAGATGAACTATATAACTGTGTTTATAAAAAAAACCTTTTGAAATCGACGCCTCTCACAACAGCTGCAGAAGTATCAACTATCACATCCAAAACTTGGAAATGACCTTCCAACAAATCAACTAAGAATTCTACTCTTATGTTTTCATTTGTTGAGTCTGTAAATACGAATCTTTTTATATTGTTTTATTGTTTAATTGATTGTTTATTAGAATCCTAAAGAAACAGCTTGCTCTTGTGATAACTCATACTTCTTCTTGTCATCGAGATTGCTTGCTATGAAATCAAGATTTGCAATCTCAACTTTTGTTTCGATGTATTGTTCCAAGGTATCGTTATATTTACGACAAATATCAGCTTCCTCTTGACTTGAAGCATTGGTATTCCCAATGTCGCTTGATTTTGTTTCAGTCATGAACTTAGCACCATTATCAACAACATCTTGAGAGTAATAAGTCTTATTCCACATATATCTCTTATATGAAATTTGACCAATCTTCTTCTTGAAACCTCTGTATTGATATTCTGATATTGATTCTGTTGGAACACAATCGGTCTCTTCAAGCATCTCATCCAATTTTGATTGAAGATGATTTGCTTTTGATTCTTCTTCTTTCTTAAGAATCTCTGCTTTATCTTTGATTTGCACTCCAGTTTTCATGAGATGAATCTTACTGGAATAGCGGAATGCTTCTGATATAGCACCTTTCTCAAGGTCTGTATCTAATGATTTAGACAACTCTTCAACTGGAGTTGATTTTTTCCTTATGAATAAATTCTCTTCACCAACTTCGCTTGAAACTCTCACCAACTTCAAAGACAAAAGTTCTTCTGTTGCTTTATTATATAGTGATTCTGCTTCTGCCTTTTCTAGTTTTGAAGTCTTCTTGTTAATGTCTTCAACAAAAGCCTTAACTTGTTTTGTATTCAGAACAATAACATCGTCCGACAAAGACTTCAAGAGTGTTGCCTTATCATACAATTTCAAGTCTTCTTTGAATAAAGACTTGTTAAATGTTGATTTAGGCAAACCGTGATTTTCTATGAAAGTTGTACTATTATCAGTCATTTTTTTTAGGTATTAATGACTTGATTAATACCTGATTCACCTACTTCATACCACCAGCCAAAAGTTTCACAATGGAATATCTCATTATCTATAAATTCATGGTCTTCTGTAGTCAAATCATTTTTGAATCCATATTAGGATATATCTCTGATATAGCAAAGTGTAAATCGTCACAAGTTCCTTGTAGGTATGTATTCTACAACACTACGAATATCAAAGTCTTCTGCACTTTATCTAAACAATCCTCCAAGTTTTTTGATTAAATCAATGTAGTTGTTTTTCAGCACATCGTCTCTTCTCTCCATTCTTATCTTAAAAAATCCACCATTTCTCGCTTCTTTTGAATCACAAATAATTTCATAAACATCACTTTCAGCACAATTCTGCCACAATAAAGCGATGGTGTTAATTAGATTCTCGTCAGCTCTGGATGAATTATTTGTAGTGTGAGTGTTGAGGTGATGGTCTCTAACTTTTATATCTTTTCCAATGTTTTGTAACGACCAATTGATATAGGCTTTTGCTAATTCTGTTGTTCTTCCTGTTTGTTTGTATTGTTGAGACTCTTGGTCTATCATTCCAGTCAAGAATACAGTCAAATCTGTTGGTTGAAAGTTGTGTTTCATATGATTTTTGATTTTGTATTAATCTTTGTGTTATTTGAGTTAAATCTTCCTTATTAACTTTGTAATCATTAAACAATTCTGGTTTGTTTATGTAAAATGACCAAGCATCAGAAAAATTCTGAACATTTATGTTTCTATTTAAACACTCTTCATGTATTTCCAAATATCTCTTGAATGTGTAGAATCCTTTGTCATAAAAGAATCTAACATGATTATCACCCATCTTAAATTTTCCTTGAAAAATCTGTATTCTAGACAATTTAGAAAGATTGTTTGGTATTCTTTTTATCTCTCTATGTTCGGCTATAAGATGTGCGTTACTTAAAATCTGTGGTGGAATTCCTATGTTCACTCTTGTCATAGGGGTTATAACCTTGCTATATGAAAGAATATTTGAATCCTCTAATCATATGATTGGCAGCTAAACTCAACAACCAAAGACACATAGCAACGTCATCGTGCTCTATTGTTCCTTGTAATCCTTTTTCAGTGAATGCAATAGAACTCAATTCTAACGTTATCAAGTCTGCCATATCTATTGACTTTTTATCCCCTCTTGGAATTTTTATCTTGCCTCTCTCGAATAACATTGCTAACGCTGGTAATCCTTTTTGAAAATCATTTTTGCTTTTATCTGTATTGTGAGGAAACACAGGTAGTCCATCTTTGGCTGCTTCTGTTACAAATATCCTCTGAAAATTGTTAGCCTCTTGATATATTGCGTCATGCTTGAAGTTTGAATAAATGTTTCTCAATATTGCTTTTTGCTCTTCAAAGCCTTTACCCTTGAATCTTTGAATATTTATAATCCATATATTGTCTTCATCGTCTATACCAGCTGTAATAAAAACACTGTAATCCGCAGCAACATTCGCTGATATAGCAAAGTCGCAAGCACCAACAACTCTTTTGAACTTTATAGGAAAACTGTCTCTATTTCCAACTAGAGTGTAGTTTTGCATCCTTATGAATGCTCTCTCTATTATATCCATTGGAAATATAGTACTATCGTTTGTTATAGGCTTACACAACAACTCTCTACTGAACACAAGATTACCTTGTGTTGACCTCTTTTCCATTAATGTCTTGTAGTTATAACGATTTTCCCAAAGCAATTTTCCATCTGGAAAGATTGCTGGATATTCTCTTACAAACCAACCTGAAGACTTACCTTCAGGTGTAATTATCATCTTAGACTTCAAATCTCCATGTAAATCATCAGAGTGGAATGGTGTGCCTACCACTAAAACCTGACCTCCAGGAACTATCGCATTCATAACTACTGAATGAAAGTATCTTATTGCTTTCTTTCTTTGTTCTGAAGAATACACGATATTGTCCTTATGTGGGTCATCTACTATTATAAAATGAGGGTGGGCACCACGAATTGAACTTCCAAATCCTCTGACCTTCAGAGTTGTTCCGTTCTTACAAACAATACCTTCTTTACCCCAACCTTCACTCATTGAAGTTGGCATCAACTTCTCTCTCAAAACATCATTGTTTTCTATGGTCTCTTTTAAAACCTCTAACAAATCTTTTGCTTGTGTCATCGTGAAAGAAAACAACATGCCTTTTTTAGCTAACAAATCTTTTCTTGGTCTCTGAAGATTATTGTTTGGTCTATGTCTGTAAAACTTCCAGATTGGATATAGATTAGAGAATGCAAAACTTTTACCGTGGTCACGACTTGCCAAGACATCCAAATATTTATACCTCTGAATCAATTCAAACCACTCTACATGATGCCAATTAATCTCAAACTCTGGAACAACGGATGTTGTGAAATATAATAAATTCTCAACTCTAAGAATCTCCTCTATTTCTTCAGTTAGTTTCTTGGTGTGATTAAGGTTGTTTATCATGAATTTCCCATCACCATAAACAACCTCAAAAATTTCTCTCTCTATGAATTCAAACAACTTGTCTATATCATTGTAGTTTTGATTAAACAATTCATTCAAGGCTGGTCCAGACAATCCTTCTATTATTTCTTGGAATATACGGTGTGTTTCTTCCAATCTGTTAGTTGATAGAAGAAATCTGCTATTTTGCCTTATTGGTTCAAATTCATTTAGTATCATTTCCTATACAGTGCTTTCAGTTGTACTCTGTTCTTTTGTGTCTCTAATCTCCATGAATTTTTTTATACTGTTGTCATGGACTTCAATCAAACCTTTGATTTTTTCAATATCCTCAAGCCTCTTATTCTTCATGAAAGAATGGTACTCGATTTTCTGTTGTTCTGTACAAACGATTTTGAATAAGCCGTTGATTTTTTCATCTTCAATCAACAATCCGAACAACTTCAAATTCGCAACAATATTTACAGCTGCAGGTCTGTTCATATTTTTGAAATACTTTACCATTTTCTCTATCGTAAACCAACCACCATTCCTCTTATCTGAAAAATCAGCAACTTTCATTGCTAATTCAATAGAACGTTTTTGATTTTCTTCATCTTCTATGAAAGCAGTTAACTTGTTTTCTTGCTCTTTCTTATCTTCTTGTTTTGACAAGGTAAAAATTGTTAAATCTAATTGGTTTTTATCCAAAATCATCAAATCTACTTCTTCAGATTCTTTGTACTTTTCTGAAAATTCTTTTTTCAATTCATCTGAATCAGTTCCAATGATTAAAAGTGTTTTTTGTAGAATATCTTCTACATGATTTTCTTCCTGATTTGTTTCTGTTTGTTTTTCCATGATATTAAAATTGATAATGTGTTCTTTTCTTTTCTTGTTTTGGTTCTGACTCTGCAACAGATTTGTTTGATTTTGAATTGAATTTTCTTAAATCACTCATTATTGATTTAAGTAATTTTGTTGTTGCTCTAACATCAACCATTGCGCCGTGAGCATCTAACAATTCTATATCATATCTAGAACAACATTTCTTTAAGTCAAAGCCGTTGACATCGTCAGATTTAGTTTCCAATTCCCACCTTTTTTTTGATAGTGTTAATGTATCTAATCTCTCATCAGAGACAAAATCTAATAACCTCAGACCATGTAATTTGAATAGATATGTTAAAAATCTTATGTCAAATCCAACATTGTGTCCAGCTAATATAGGTCTTGAAGTTGGATGTTTAGATATTGCTGAGTCTTTGAAGAACTGACAAAGTGTTTTGACCAACTTTAAGCTGTCAACACCAGACATTATTTCTGACATTGAAACCATAGAAGACTTCAAAGCCTCTGGTGTTATAACTAATCTGTTTCCGTTTATATCATTATAAGGCTTAACAAAAGTCTCATACTCTTTGACAACTTTGAAATCTAATGTGTCGACTAATTGTAATGCTATTTGGGTTATTGGATTCTTTTCTTCATCAAGCCCTCCAGTTTCACAATCGAATACTATTGTATAGTTTTTTAATTTCATCTCTTAAACAAATTTTATGTATCCTAGTGATTGCAATTTATCCTTCAACAACTTCAATGCTTTGTCTCTACTTTCTTCAGTAGAGTATTTAAAAATGATATTTTTGAATGGTTGGTTAGATTCATCCTCATCCATTTGATTAATGGTAATGTAGTAGTATTCATCCTCACCTTTTATCTCATGACTTTTTGATATTCGCTTTATTATAAATGGCATCAATATCTCATCCTCAAATTCTATTAAGAATAGATATTTTTTTTCCTTCTCATTCTTTTCAGCCATAATTACTTATTTTTACGTTTCTTTTCTAATCTATTCTGACCAATCTCAGCTTGGATTTGAGATTCTAATTTACTCTTAACATTGTCTGCCTTCTTTTCAGCTAATTTTGCCAATAACAACTCTTTAAAAACATTCACTTCTTCATTATTTTGAGATTGAATCTTATATTTTTCTTTCTCATTTTCTCTGTCTTTAGTCCTAGATTCTTGTATTTTATCAATATTATCAAAATCATAAGTCAATGTTGAAGGAAATGAACTTTCAAAATCTGCATCTGTCGCTTCACCATCTAAAAATTTGGTAAATTTTGAATAATATGAATCATTCAAACTTTTGATAAACGCTGCTGGTGATATGTTTGTTTTTGAAGCTATCCTGCCTATGATTATTTCCTTCAAAGGAATTGTTTTCAACAACTCTCTTTGTATATGGTGTTGAATGTTAGTTTCAATTTTCAAATCAACTGTACCGTTGATGTGTAGTTGTTCACCTTCACTTTCTTTTCTTATTTGTTCAAGAGTCTTCAGAAGCAAATTGTAATCATCTCTACCCTTGAAATTCTCATATTTTGACTTCAAATTACCGTAAAGCCAAACCAATTCTTCAAGTCTCGAAGTCTTGTTATAAAGCCTGATATCGCCAAAAGACTTTTTAAATTCTTCAATTTTTATAGCTATCAATTGAGCATTTTGTCTCTTGAAAGACAAAACGGTATCCATACTCGTCTTCATCTTCCATTCTTTGTTGATTATATCAAGAACTTCTTTTGAAGAGAACATCCTACCAAACAACTCTATCAATTCATCTTTTCTTGAATCGAGAATTGAAGTCATGGTTCCCACAAAACCATTGTGTGGGTTGATTTTGAACGCTTGTCTTTTGAATGTATTTGCTCTACCCATAACCTTAGAGTATATGGATTTCAGCTGCATTATTTGTTTCACTTCTTTCTCTGGTAAGTGTGAAATCAACTTTTCCAAGTCTAATTTCAATCTTGCCAAATCAACTTCTTTACCATCAGAAGTTTCAACTCTCCTTCTTTCATTTAAAATTGGATGAATTAGACATTTTCTCCAACTCCTATATGCATCAATATCTACAACATTGTCGTGTTCTATAGTGTTTATGAACTTTAGCTGTTCATCTTCACTCATATTGCTTGATGATTTTTGTTTATCTTCAGACATAATTAATTCAATATTGCTTTACTAACAAAATCAAATCTTCTAGAGTTGTATCCATGATACGGATCATTACAAACCATACCTTCAAGTTTGTAGGTCAATCTATCGTCCAATAAATTGTAATAAACATCAATTATTTTATACTGTCTATGTCTCTCTAACCAATCTCCAAAAAAGTCTTCTGGTTTTTCACTACTGTCTATACAAAGAACATATATCCCATTGGGAATTTCTGATTTTATATATTCGTATAAATATTGTAAATCTAAAGATTTCTCATATGTTATTTGAAATAATTCCAGATTTGTTGTTAAAAATGAGTGTATGTCGATTATCTTATTGAAACTGTTGAAGTTATTGAACATCAAACCAACCTTTTCATTGTCTTGTTTTTCAACTGAAGCGGTTGTTAGATTAAATTGAATCTCATTATCGTTCAACAATTCACTCATCTCTTTCAAGAGATTTTCAAATTTTATCCTATCGTATTCGTTATCGAATGACATATTGTTTTTTATTAGTTATTATGGAATGAATACCTATTGATGTTAAATAACAACAGAAAAAATCAATTTCCATTTCTTTTCTTATCAATTCCATGTCAATTTTGAATTGTTCTGAAAAATAAAGTAAATAATCAGAACACATAATTTGCCATTTGCCTATATTACCCTCTGGCCAAATGGCTATAAACTTGTTTGGATTTTTAACTAATTCCAAAGATATTTGTCTATCACCAGCCTTCAAAGTTGTTGTATGTTTGATACTGTGAATCTCATTCAATAGATTAATGATTCCTTTCATCTTTGGAATCTCTAAAGCCTTTATTTTTTTCATCACTTAACAATGAACCAATTGTTTGAATCTGAAAATTTTAGCTCAACATTCAAATCTTTATTATCTTGTAACATAGAATTCCAAGTGTTGATAAGATTAACAGGAACAAATTCTGTTCTATTTTGTACAAACTCTGTAACATCAATACCTTTGCATTCCATGTAATTTATGGGCGATGTTGATGATTTAGAAGGTGGTGTGTATGTTGTTATGCAAAACACTCTCAAATCAGTGAAAAAATCTATAATCATCAACATTGAATTTGTCTTCTTTGATATATTATACAAAGATTTGTAATTTAATTCGTGTGGTTTCATTTTTGAATGTATTCTTGTCTTATGTCTTTAAACTTTGTTTTGATAACTTCTAGATTCTCATTGAATACTTTCTTCGATATTCTGTTTTTTATCATAAATACATCTTGGTCTCCACCGTCATCTATCTTAAACTTCAATATTTTTCTTTGTATCTTGCTCAGATTAAACTTGTCAGAATAATAATCAAAAAATGTCAAGTTTATGTAAGTATAAACTTCAAAATCAACATAAAAGTCATTATCTACAAAATTTATGAATTTTGATTTCAAAGTCTTCTCATACATCCTGTAAAATGCTCTTGATAAAGATTTGTTATAATAAAAATGGAATGAGTATCTTTGCTTTAAGTCAAAATTCTTCACTGTCTTGTCAAAGATTAGGAAACATTCAGATATCAAATCAATATCTTCTAAATATGGAATAGAATTTGATTTCCTACATAAAGAAAAGAAATTATTCACATTCTTTACAGTGATTTCTTTCAATACAAAAAATAATCTTTGAAGATACAATTGTTTTATTGACTCTATTTTTGTTGATCGTATGATAATCAAATATAGTATGACTTTTTTTGAACTGTACCTACAATCCTGTGCTTTGAAAAAAGATTCTATACTCATCTTCCAGTCATTCTTTTAATGTCTTGATAAAACTTTTTTGATTGCTCTTCTTTTCGTTCTCTTATCTCTTTTTTGAAATGTTCTTGTGACCTTTTTTTGAGAATTGTTCTTTTATCTGCTTCCGACAACGAATTGAATCTTAAGTAACCACTAACTTCACCTATCTCCTCAAAAACCTCTATCATATCATTACTACAAAATTCACATTTTTCTGACTTATCATCATCACTCCATTTGTATCTTTTCAAGATATTATCTTTGTTTGTACAATTATCACAAACACAAATAAATCTTCTATTAGTCATCCAATTTGTAGCCATATTATTTTAATTCTTTAATTGTTAAATTCAATATACAAATAGCATCTGCAACATTATCATCACCACCTTCGTACCCAAACTTGTCTTGAGCAGCCTTAATCATCAAAGGTTTTCCAGCATTACCATTCCCAGTTGCAAATTTCTTTATCTCTTTTGCTGAATAACCTCTGTGCTCTATATTTTTGTTTATACAAAAAGTTTCTATTATAGCAACAAATTTAGAATGACTAATAACAGCATTAGCATGATGTCCTGAAGGTCTCTCAAATGAGATTATCTTAACACCATACTTTTCGACAATATAAGACATTTTTCTTTCAAAGTTGATGAGTTTGTAACCAAAAGTCTCATCTCTTTTTAACTTGAAGTCCCAAAGTCCGTGTTCACCGTTTGATAAAGCCCATCCAGTCTTCTCAGCTGGGTCAATAGCTAGGATAACGTTGTCTAATAAAAACTTATTGACAGATTTTTTCCTTAGTTCCGTAAGTCTCTTTGCCTCTGCTAATTTCATTTTAAACTATTTTTGATACCTTATCTTTGAATTGAATTTGTATTCTGTTCCTACAATCTAACTCACTAGCTGAATGATGCGATATTAAGATTGATGTTATGTTTGTACTGTCTAGTATCTGAGTTGTTGCTTTTCTACCTCTGTAGTCTAAAGCCTCATCAAATTTTTCATCTATGGCTAAAAAGTTTAAACCACCTGACTCGCAAGAGTTATTTATCAGTGCGTGTGTTGCTAAAACTGATGATATATTTATCCTTGCTTTTTGTCCTCCTGAATATCTATTGAATCTACCAAGGTTTGAACCGTCCTTAACAACAAAGACTTCTATTTTTTCTCTAAGTTCACCGCTTTTCAACTTGGTGAATCCATTAATCTCCAATGCTAAATTTGTATTGTACTTCTTCAAATACAAATTTGTCATACCTTCAATACTCTTAACAACTTTATTCGCAAGATAACTTATAAATCCCTTCCTGCTAAAATGGTGTTCCCAAAAATCATATTTTCTTTTTTCTTGTTCTAACAACTCAAACAATTCTTGACTTTCTGATAATTTTTGATTTTGTTCATCTAATTTAGCTTTCAACGGCTTCAGCTGCAAATCAACAGATTGTTTTTTCAAAAGCAAATCCTTGTTTTTTAATTCAACTAACTCGCTTTTTAATTGCTTAATATCATCAATAATCTCTTGTTTTTGCTCTTGCAATTCTTTTATTGAATCTTTTATTGTTCTAATCTTAAAATCTTGAGATTTGATTGAATTTAATTGTTCGTTTTTAAGTTTTACAACCTTATTGATAGATTCAATTTCTTTCTCTATCTTTTCAATGTCTTTATCAAGTTTCAATATTTGATTCTTGATTTCAGACAGTGGTGTTTCAGTAGTGAGGCTAAAATCATGCTTACACTTTGGACAAGTTATTGAATCATCTAGCAATGATTTATTGTGCGTTAAATTTGATTTCAACAATCTTTTATCTTTGTTTAAGATATCAATTTTTGATTCAAATTGTCTTATTTCAGACTGTAAAGATTCTTTCTTATTAGACTCAGAATTTATACCTTCTATCTCTTCTTGTTTAGACACAATCTTCTCACTCAATTCTGTACTTTTGTTCGATATATTTTCAATCCTTGATTGAATTGATTCAATCATTAACTTGTTGTTGTCTATTTTTGTCTTTCTAACCTCATCAAAAGATTCTTTTTTCAAATGTATCTCATTTTCAATCAGTTTTATGCTGTTATCAATCTCATTTCTTACTACAAGTAATTCCTTGTAATCTTCAGATACCTCATGAGCATCATCTTCTATTATTGAAGATATCTTCTCTATTTTAGATATGTTAGAGAATCTTGTTATAATATCTTTCTTTTCAGAATCTGTACACCCTACAAATGGTTTGCCAGCACCTTCACCAATTATAAAGTAAGTGAGTAAGTCTTTTCTATTTATACCTATCTTAGATTCAATGTAAGAATTGAATTTATTTGGGTCTGTAATGTCTTTCTTCTCAATTCCATTCTCATATAAAACATGAACAGCTTTTTTACTTCTGTAATAAGTCCTTTGTATTTTGATTTGTTCGTTCAAAACACTGTTTGTTAGAGAACATTCTACAAAACAACTACTCATATCGTCATTTATAAAATCCTCTCTATTCACATCTCTCAGCGTTGAACCTGTATATGCCAGCACAATACCTTCTATTATCGTTGACTTACCAGAAGCATTACTATCACACTCTTCATCGTCTTGATTCAATCCATAAATCATTGTTGATTGATTTTGCACAAACTTTATGTTTGTATCAACATGTGAAAACAAGCCTTTTATCGTTATATAATCAATATTATACATTATTCAATCCTCTTTTTAATAGTTCCTTACCATAAGAAATGTCAGTTATATTGTTTTCTTTACAATACTTGATGAAGCTTATCAATATTTTACTGTCATTGTAAACAATAACATTCCCATTCTGGACAGATTCAATATTTTTAGAAATTTCAGTGTTGACTGTCTTTATTGAAATACCAGAATCTTTGTATTTGGATTTGTTAACCTTAGAGAGAGACTCTTTAGTGCCTTTAAGAATGAATCTTATGTTGTGTTTGCTATCTTTGTATCTTTCGTAAGCCAAATCCAACTCTCTCCTAGATTCTTCATCTTCTAAATCAAATTCATGTGAATAAAACTTTGGAAACTTCAATGGGTGTGTCTTAAAAGACAAATCTGAATTCAATATTATCAACCCCTTGTCATTATCTTCTCCAAAATTATGTGGGATTGTTGAACCTATATAGTGTATGTTCCTTCCAACTTTAGACTTATTGTGATAATGTCCTAAGAAAACCAAATCAAATTTAGAAAACTGTGATAATTTCAATTGATTCTGTACCTTTGTACCATCGTTGTTTTTGACACCAGAAACTGCTATATGTGATAACAATACATTATCAACTGAATCATCTAAAGTCTCTACAGTTTTTTCAAGGAGTATTTGATATTCTTTGTCTTCTGGGAAATAGGGAATCAGGTGAAAAGAAATCCCTTCTAAATCTACTTGACCAACTTCTTGAAATACTCTTAAATTTTCCTGACCATTATAAACATCTAGATAAGATTGATTCGATGATAGGTCAGTCTTATCGTGATTTCCTGCTATGGCATATATATTAAGCCGTTTCAGTATTTGTAGAAACTTTAAAAATACAACCAATGCTTTGAGATTTTGTGAATCTCTTGTTTTAAAAACATCACCAATTATGAACAAGTTATTGATATTGTTCTGGAGACAATAATCTCTTATCTGCTCAGCTATTTTGATTATCGTTTCAGAATTATCTCTCTTTCCAGTTGTTGAGATATGTATGTCTGTTATGATTGCGCAAATAGGTTTCATTTATTGTGCTTTTATCTTGACATTTTTGTTATAAGACAATTCTTCGTTTTTTCTCTCACTCATAACTTGCTCGTGTGCAAGCATTATGAGTTTTTTAGTCAACACTCTTAGTAATGAATTGTGGCTTTTATACAAAGCGTATAATTCTTTTCTTGTTGACCATTTCAATTTTCCATTCAAGAAGCTGGCACCACCAACACCATTTTTCTTGAGTAAACCTTTTTGTATTCCAAATGCAATATCATCTGGTGATAGAACTATACCTATACCTAATGCAATCTCTATTTTAAAAGGAGTTTTTGTACCATTAAAATCATTTTTGAATGCTTTGATTTGAGAACATTGACCAATAATCTCATCTCCAGATTTAAGGTCAGCACCTTGAAATGACCTTGCTATATCTAGTCTCAAAGATGGCATATATTCAATCCCATTACCACCATATGACTTCTTTCCACCGTTTCCGTTTACATCATCATAGGTGTGATTTATTACAAGAAACAATATGTTTTTATCATATATCTCTCCAGTTAACCATCTACAACCTGCTTTAAATGCTCTTGCGGTAGCAGCCATTGGTGCGGCTTTATCTTCATCTTTTTCAGAATTTGTATCAAATTTATCTTGTTCTTGTTTCGATATCAATCCGCCTAAACTGTCAAGAACAAATATGAATCTTGGCTTATATTCTATTTTGTTTGCAGCAAAAACCTCTTCAGTGTTTTTAATAGTTTGTTTCATTCTATTAAAAACCATCTCTGCGTTCTTTATTTGATGGATAATAACTTCTTCAACTGGCAATCCCATTCTCTGAGCATAAGATTTATTGTCTCTTCGCTCTGTCGTTAAAATGTTACATATTGTATTCTCAGAATTTAATATCGCATATTTCAAAACCGAAAGAGATAATGTTGTTTTACCACACCTTGATGGGCCACGCAATTCAACTATCCCAGTTGGAAAGCCAAGTGTGTTTAGTTTTAAATCTATATATGGTGAACCTGTAGAAGTCCAATAGTCTGGATTCTTGTATGGGTCAACATCGTTGAATGTCATAACTTTGTCACTTTCAAATTTCTTTACAATTTGTTGTACTAAACTCATATATTTTTGATTAAATTGTGTTAAATAAAAACAGGCTCAGACTTTATGCCTGAACCTGTTTAACTTTGATTGCAATTATTTTATAATCTTATTACGTTATTGCTTACCAGCAAGCAATTTCTTTTTCAATGCTGCTAGTTTGTCTACTGAAGCTGCTACTTTGTCTGATTTCTGTTGTTTTTTAACAGGCTTCACTTCCTCAACTTCTTCTTCTGATTCAGAATCTTCAATATCTTCATCTTCTTCTTCAACTTCTTCTGAATCTTCTTTCCAAACAGCCCTAATTTTTTCTCTCATATCATCGTCTGAGTCTGTCTTGAGAAGTTTAATGTCTAACTCATTGTCGTTCTTAAATTTTATCAAATCTTTTCTCGACATTTCATCAAACTTGTCACCATCTTCTTCTTTTGATTCTTCATCTTCTTCAATTTCAGAATCTTCTTCATCGACTTCTTCTACAACTTTCTTCTTTGAAGATTTTGTAGATTGCTTTGTTGATGTTTTAGATTCAGAATCATCAACGCCTATGACTTGACCTCTCAATTCTTCGATAAGTTCTTGAAAATCATCATCTTCAAACACACCTATTTCTTTCTCTAAGTCATAGAGCCTCAAACCTTCGATTTGTTTTTCAAAGTCTCTTGTTGAAAAAACAAACATTTCACTCAAAGGTGTTTTGGCTAAAAAAGCCTCCATATCGTCATCCTCTAATGGTAATGGTTTATTGGATACAGTTGTCTTGTAGTAAGCTGTTGCTGTTTTGGCTTTTGAATCATATACAACTGTAATTGGTCTCCCAGTATCTGGGTCAGTGAATGGGTCAAATGCTATTTCCTCATCTTCACCTTCTATGAATGCTTGGTTATTCATAGCATCTCTTACAGAACGTTTAATTTCAAGTAGACCACTCAACTTCTTGTCTCCTTGGTATAAATCAGCATAACCAACCCAAGAATTACCATAAACCAATCCCTTCATGCCATTCGTCAAATCTTTCAACTTAACAACATCTTCTGATTCTTTTGATTTTTGTAATCTTTTTGTAGCTAATTTAACATACTCTTCAACCAAATCCTTGGTCATTTTTCCGTGAATTTTAGCATTCAAAGCTGTGGTTTTGCCTAAATCACCATTGTCTTTCTCCATTGGTAACCACACCTTACTTACAGCTGCTAAGAACTTATCATGTTCTGGATGAGCTGGCCACCACCTTATTTTGTTTTTTCCATCAACTAAATTAACATAGTCATTTTGTCCACCTTTAGATAGGTGAGAATCTTCTTCATCTACCAACTTTCTTAATGAAGAGATTGGTGTTGGTTTGAGCAATGCTCTTAGATTTTTTGTTGCCATTTTTACTTTGATTTTTTGGTTATTTCTATTATTTGTCTTGTGTGATTTTGAAGTTGCATTATATAACATGAATCTTGTTTTTTCATGTCTTCTTGAAGATATCTTATGGTATCTTCATACGCAACATTTCTAGCTGTAATCCAAACCGAATATACAAGCAAGAAGAAAACTAATATGTTCAATGCGAATCTTGATATTATCAACGTTGCTCTGAAAATACTCCTTAAAATATTCATAATTATTCAATTAATGGTTTTCTAAACAATATATCTACACCGTTGAAATTTCTGAACTCATTCTCTATCAAGAATGATTCCATATCTCCTTGTTTGATAGTTAGTGATAACTTTACCAACAATTCTGATTTGTTTTTCATAGCCCAAAAAACACTATTAACATAATCTCTTTCTTTTTGTACTGTGTAGTGTTTAGTTAACTTTGCTATGTAAGTAGGGTCTTTTTCAACCTCATCGTCAATCATATCTTTCACCCACTTCTTTCCACTTTCTTCAAAACCCACCCTGAATCTGTTTCTAGATTTTTTCTCAAAAACTTTCAAATTTATTTCCGACAATCTCAATGCTTGTTCACAATCTGCTAAAAGTATCCCCATTCTATTTAAAAGCACAGGAAATGTAGATATTTCTGCAAAAATACAAGAATAATCTATCTTTAATAAGTCTTCAACTTCAACTTCATTATCAAATTCCTTCAGTTTGAAAACTATTTGACCACCTGACCTCGTGTTTATAGTTATACCTTTGTTACTCATCCTTTAGGTTGATTATCAACGATTAATGATGATAGATTCACCTCTACACATCTATCAATGTAGTCTTTTGCTTTCAACAAGTCTTCTATATTGTTCGACTTGACACTACCAACAGATATAAACCTCTTGAGATACTTTTGAGCATTCAAAACACACCAATGGTCTCCTAGTTGTTTTGAATCACGGTAAGTTCTTGATATCAAATCATCTTCTTTCTTGCCATATTTCTTCTCAATATCACCTCTATCGTTCATTTCAGACATATTAAATTGTTATTTTCTTGTTAAAATATTGTTTTAGTTCTTCTAAAACGTTCAAATCTGCATCCTTTTTATGATAAAAAGCAATGGATATTTTCAGTTCATCTATTGATTCAAATAACTTTGATTTACATTTTGGCAAATATTTGTCAAAATTCTTGTTACCAAGACTCTTCTCATTGTATATATACATTATACAAGAAATCCAGTCTACTAATTTAACAAAATTCTTAACAACTTCATTCCCATAGTAATTCAAAGAGTCTATAATCATCTTATGAGATTGATTTTGTTTGTTGAAATTATTGCCTAATTCATAATTTACAAAATCATTCAACAATCTCTTCAACTCTTCTCCATTGAATACGTTGTATTTGACACTATGTAGTATATCCCCAGAGAATATCTCATCAACATCGTGTTTTGCTGCACTTCTCAATATCTTCAACTTCAAAACTGAAAGATACCATTTCTCTTCTTCACCTTCTGGAAAAATCTCTTCCAATAAAACATCTGCTATCAACATTGAAGTGTACATATGTTCTCTTAAAGATTCTTGTTGTATCCTTCTTACCCCATTCCATCTAACTGTTACATTCAATGAATCCCAATGTTCTTTTTCAAAGAAATCTATTACTAAACTACTCATAATTCAAATATTTCTGTAAATTCGTTTGTGTGAAAAATGTTCTTATTGCGATTGTTGAAAGTATCATACTTTATTGAAGCACTTAAAGCAATCATCTTTCCTTTTAACTTTGGTAGCTTATCTTGCCAATTCTTGTATGTTTCGTTCCAAATATTACCTTCTAATACAAAATCATTATTATCCAACGTTATGAAGGCGAATTTGCCACGCTTACTGTCTCTCTCATAAACATCTCTCAATATACCAGCGATAAAACATTTTTGATAATCCTTTTTACCATCGAAAAAATCTTTTGGACTTGTGTAATACATTGAAAACTTCTTGCGAACTTTTTGAGACAATATTGACTCGTAATCAATGAATCCTAATCCAGTCAACTCTTTTTGTTTTATTTTCCAATAAAACTCATGGCTCACTGAATCTTGTTCTATCTTGTCCAGCAAATCGTAATTCTTTGTCAATTCTACATATTCAATTATTATCTCCAACCTCTTTGATGGATTGTCTATTGTTATTCCGTATAAGTTGTCGAAACAACCGCTTAGAATCAAACTAAAAACCTTTGCTTTATTAACTTTAGACTTTTCAACTCTACTTATAAAATCAGATAAATTCTTGAATGGAGTTTTACTCCTATGTTGAATTATATGTTCAACAGTGTTTGACGCTAATCCTTTTATCTTAGACAAAGACCAGTATATTGAATTTGTATTCTTATCACAATCAAACACTGTTATCGACTTGTTGATATCTGGTGGAATCACCTTAATGTGTTTTGAAACTTTAAACATTTCAGACAATATGTTTGGTATGTCTTCTTCACCTGCTTTATCGAAAGCAGTTGTCCAAAATTGCAATGGGTAGTGAGCTTTTAAATACTGACACCAATAAGACATTAAAGAATACGCTGCTGAATGGCTTTTGTTAAATCCATAAGAACTAAACATCATCAGTTTGTCCCAAACTCTATTAGATTCAACAATTGAAGATTCTTTACTTATCTTCGATTGTAATTTTTCAGCATATAAAGAGACAAATTTGTCTTTAAATTTATTCATCGCAACCTTATCAAACTTCTTGATTTGAGTTCTAACCATATCAGCCTCAATCAAAGTCATACCAGCAACAACCATCGCTTGCATGATTTGCTCTTGATAAACATAAAGTCCATAAGTGTGTTTTGTAACTACTTCCATAAGTGGGTCAAAATCTGGTTTTTTTCGACCAAATTTGATGTCAGCAAAGTCTGTATGAGCATTACTCTTCATTGGTCCAGGTCTGTAAAGAGCATTCATAGCAATTAATTCTTCAATATTATCAGGCTTAACTAGCTTTGAGTATTGCTTCAACCCATCACTACCAAACTGAAATATGTCTTCTGTATATCCCTTTTTGAATAACTTGTATGTAGCTTCGTCATCAAGTGGTAACTCTTCAAATTTTACTACATCACCATGATCTCTTTCTATCAAATTTAAAGTCATCTTGAATTTATCAAGAGTGTTTAATGCTAATATGTCTTCTTTCAAGAATCCGGCTTTGTCAATGTACTTCCCTTCCCATTCAGAAACCAAAAATCCATCAACTTTTCTTATTGGTAGCCAATCAAAAACAGTCATCGATTCCCCTTTTGAATTGAATTTAGGTGTTATAACAACAGCTGATGCATGTATTGATATTGCTCTTGGTTGTTTCAGAGTATATTGTATCACATCTACTACATCATTATTCTTTTGAACAAAATCTCTTATTATTTCACTCCTAACAGCATATTTAAACAAATCAGCCCATTCATATTCTAATTGATTTGGTATTTTGCTTGTCACGAAATTCACATGTTTAAAATCTAATCCTTTTGCTCTTGAAAAGTCTTTTAAAGCACCCTTTAATTTCATTGTTGTGTATGCTCCAATAGAACAAGTGTTGTTAACTCCATATCTTTGAGATATATATCTCTTTACTTCATCTCTTCTATCTGATAAGAAGTCAACATCAACATCTGGAATTTGGTCTTGTCTCCCACGTTTTTCTACCTTTATTGACTCAATTTTATTACCTTTGAATTCAACAATATCGTCTCCTACAGACAATTCTTCAACCAACTTGATTTCGTTGTTAGATAACTTAACCTCTGTTCCTTTGATTATTGATTTTTCTTTGTCTCCTAAACTCAAAACATACCACTCCTCTGGCATCATTCTGGTCTCATTCATAAACCTTTCAAACAACAAATCATGTTTTATAGGGTCTATTGTTGTTATATCAATCAAATAAGCAACCAAACAGCCTGCAACTGAACCTCTACCTGTCCCCACGTCTATATCGTTTGATTTAGACCACTTAACAAAGTCCCAGAGTATCAAGAAATAATCGACAAAGCCTGATTTTATAATCAAATCACACTCCTTTTCAATTCTCTCAAGATATTTGTCTATATCAACATCTTTTAACTTTTTTTCTATGCCTTCTTGAATCAATTCAAAAAACAATTCATTATTGTCTTTACCTGAATCATATTTCGGCAACTTGTGATTACCAGTATCAATCTTATAGTTACAATTATCTGATATATGAGATAGATTTTGAATCATCTTATCAATCAATTCGTCAGGAGAAAAACTGCAATATTGTTTATCTTGATTGAATAATGCATACAGTAATTCAATACTTTCTTTACCATCTTTATAATATTGACTCTTTGATTTTGGATTAGCAACTCTTGTTATTGAATCTATGTAGTTTTTAGCATTGTAATTGTTCCTATCTATGTAATAAGAATCGTTTATCAACACGGGTTCAATTAAATCGCAAAAATTATTGAAGTAAAATGATAATGATTCTAAATTCTTTATGTCGGTTTCATCTGAATCATACTCTACAGTGTCAATTTGATAGTATTTTTCTTCAAAAGAATCATAAGAATTCAAGTACTTAACAATTTCTTTATAATCTCTAATTTTATAAATCAAAGATTCTTTTGTAAATACAAGAATCAATCCCTCAGAATAAGACAATAATTTGGATTTTTCTATGTATCTGTGTTCGTGATTGTCTACATTGATTTGTTTGTTTATCCTTAATAAATTTCTCCATCCCAACTCATTCTTGACATACAGTTTGACCTCTTCAACATGAGAATCACTCTCTTTTGAATATTGTACAGTTACCGTCTCTCCTAATATCGACTTTATTTTGAATTTTTCACAGTGAGACTGTAATGCTAGTGTACCAGCAAGTGTGTTCTTATCACATATTCCAAGGCTTTTATGTTTTAAGAAATGAGCTTTTTTAACCCAATCTTCCAAATCACCATTGCCGCTCAATATCTCATACTCTGAATGAATCCCTAGATGACAAAAACCTATATCTTCTTCAGAGAATCCTATGTTTTTTAACATATTCATCTCAACTTCGTAAGATACCACAGAATTCTTGTCTATCTTCTTTATGATTTTTGAATAATACCAATTTAATCCAAACTGATAACAAAAGAAATCAGGAGAAGTTTTGTCAACTCTCCTGAAATCTTCATCAGTCATTATGAAATGAAAATCTTTATTTATGATTTTACCATTATCTCCATAAATCAACAATAATTTTCCGAAATCTTGTATTTCAAACAAGAATTCATCTATTCTTGTGATTTGTAATTTGTACTCTGTAATCCAATCAGAAAATTCCATTAAAACTTACCTAAATTTTTGATTCCAATCAATGTATAATACTTATCAAACAATTCTTTTGACTTGATTCTCTTCATAAAGAAGTTTAATGATAATACAATGAAGTCAGCCTTTCTAAGAGACTCATATTTTTCAAAACAAAGAACAGATAAAATTCTGTCTATCGCTTCTGTTCGATTAACATCCTCTTTCTTGGAATTTTTATACAACAAGTAAATTTGAAGTAACATCATAACCAACGATAGGTATATTGACTTTTTTTCAATTCTTTTGGGTATCAAAAACGCTTTAGCATCATCTCCTACAATATGACTTGTGCACTTGATTATGTAATTCAATGTGGAATCAATATCATTCAACTTCTCACCTGTATTGTCATAGAATTCTTCAAAGTTGAAATCTATCTTGACCGCTTCACTCACTTCGTATAAATCAACATTGTTTGTATTCATTTCAACATTTTCAAACATCGTCCAAGCAGTTTGATTGTCCAAATATATATGAAGACTATCGCTATTATGCGTTTGTTGTCCTAACTCAACGCCTAAAATCAATGAAATCATTTCGCTTAAAAACGAAAATTGATACAGATTTGTTGTCAATCCCCAATGTAAATCATTACTTCTGTTAGAGATTGTTGTGAATAATTTTCCACCTCTTAATTTTAAGAATACTAAATCATTGCACGGCAAATCTTTAGAGTTGACGTTTAAATCATATTCAGCATCCCAAATTTCCATTACAACTCTTCTTGAGTTAGAATCTTTGGATAACATTTGTAATGCTTCGTAGACTTGGTCTAAACCTTGAGATGTGTGTATGTTGCTACTCTCGTATTCCATTTCTGAATTCGCACCGTAATTTCTCAACCTCCAACCATATGGTGAGTGGAAATACTTACCATTATCCGAATAATCAGACATTCTTGAGTTGAATTGCGTTAGATATTCAACATCTCTCTTACCAGTGAAAATCCAAATAGCTTCAGCCATAAGGAAAAAAATATTCACATCTCTCTCAAATCCACCAACACATCTCCTATATGGATTAGTTATTGATGTCTTAAAAGACATTATCTCTTTTGTTCTTCCATTTCTAGAATCGTTGTTTTCAGCCTTGAGCAACATGTGTCTGTTTAAAACAGGATACATTGAAGAAAATGTGTCACCCTTGATAGAGTCTGTATCTGGTGAGAATTTGAATTTATTATTATCTGTCATACTTATTATAACTTTGCTTAAAATAAAAAACACCTGCTTGATTGTAAGCAGGTGTTTGTTTGTATGTATTTGATTGTTATTTCTTGTTTGTTTGCTTGATTGATTTTTTTGCTGGAGATTTTGACTCTTTCAATGACTCTTCAAGTTTCACTCTACTCTTTCCTAACTTATCATCCATCTCACCAGCCTTTTTCAAAGAAACTTCAATGAAGTCTGTATCAGACAGAATTGCTAGTAATTCTGCTTGTGCTACTTTTCTGATACAAGGGTGTGATTCGCCACGAAACATTCCAATCTCTCTGTCTTCATAGTCTTCTCCAATCACCGTTACCAATTCTTCTGGATTCTTGAATCTGTTTGCGTAGAAGTTACCAAATAACTCACCATCAATAATTTTCAATTCATCGAAATTCAATATTGTAGGACGGTTGTTTTTCAATGACCTGCGAATTGTGAATCCATTCTTCAAAATATCAAAAGAATACTCTTTTTCAGGGAAAAACTCCTTGAATGGCTCAAGATAAGAAAGGTGTTTCTTGTTGTTTCTTGCGTCAAATCTGTTTGAATCAGAAGAAACTGCAGCTGGTTTTGCAGTTGGTTTAACTACTTTTGATACTAGAGATGGTTTTGTTGTAGGTTTTGATGTCTTAGAAGCAACTGTAGATACCTTACCCTTTTTGATAGGTTTAACTGATTCTTCTTCATCTTCTTCTAAAGATTCTTCTTCCTCTTCTTCATCCTCATCTTCTGATGACTCTTCTTCAACTTCTTCAGCTAACTCATCGTAATCCTCTTCTTCATCATTTTCCTCAACATCTTCTTCTTCAACTTCTTCTTCATCTTCTTCAACTGAAATATCTTTTAGTTCAGACAACATGTCTAAAAGTGTGTCTACATTCTCGTCTTCGATTACTTCTCTGTCAATTTGTTCTTTTTCAAGCATCTTGATGAGTGCTTCTTTTGCCTTTTCGTAATCTTTTGATTCTTTGATTCCGAATTTCTTTAATTTCTCAACTTGAGATGGTTTTAATACTTGTGTTTTTGTTGCCATGGTTGTTTGTATTTTAATTTGAATTTTTGATTATTTGTTATAACTTTGATTTGCTAATCTTCGTTGTTCATGGTTTGAAAAATGACTGGATTTCTGCCAAATAAGTGATTTTTGTTTTGTTTTAAAAAATGAACTTGACTATTTATAACACCAGAAACATCTACATTCTTGTTTCTGAATATCATTTTTAACTGCCCTATCATGTATCCTTTCAAATACATCTTGAAGACTTTCTTACTAACATCATCTTTCATGTTTTGAAGAATATCAAAATCATTGATTGTTAGTTTGTTGTTAGTGAAGTCTATGATAGAATTATTTGCTCTACCAACATCGAAAGTGAAATCAGAATGATAAGACACACAAGACTCACGCTCAATCTTCTTTATCAGGTCTTTAATCTTGTTTATCATGCAGAACTTGAGATAATATTCTATCCTAACAGGCTTATACAAGCCAGTTTTTTTGTACATAGCCCATTTTTTCCCATAAGAAACTATTGCACTGAGCAATTTGATATTGAGTTCTTGAATTATGTCTATTCTCTCATAAGAGATTTTATGAGTATCGTATATCTTGTCAGCATAATAAACAGGAATATGTTGATACCTCTTGAAAAGTTTTTCGACTACTTGTCCCATAATTAAACTTTCGATAATTTTTTAGACTTACGAACAATACCCACTTTTGTATTCCCAACCTTCACTATAGATAAAGTTGGGTTATTTCGTTCAAATATGATTTGAACCAACTCGTGATGTTTTTTACCAATGAACTCTCTACCTACTGCTTTTGCTAACTCTTGATAAGTTTTACTGCCTAATGCAGTTTTACTCAATTTTGATAAATTTGCCATAATTTGTTTGTTTTTAAATTTTTAACAAAGGCGAATTACGGTGTTTGTTTTTGTATAAAAAAATTTATTTTTGAGATTTTGTTTAAACTCTATACAGCAGAGCAAAGAAATTTTTACGACAAACAACAAATCAAAATCTACAATAATCTTAATCAATTAAACTTCGGCAAAGCCACAAAATTGTCTGAAAAATAGTTGGCATCTAAATTTTTTCTTTCAAAAACTTCTATTATTTCTTTATCTGATGAATCGTTAAAATCTTTGTTATTGGTAAAAGCAATATTAACTGATTTGAATAACTTTTTAGCTAATTGAGAATACTTTTTGACAGCTATAAAAGCATCTTTGTCAAACGCTATTGTTATATTTTCCACACCTTTAGCAGCTAGTAATCTCATTTGATACTCTGATAATTTTGAGCCGAAAGTACAGAGACATTTAATTTTTGGACTTGATACCAAATCTAACGCATGGTCAACTGAATTTTTATCAAATAACCCTTCAACTAACTTCACTTCTTTAGTTTTGTTCTTCACTACTTCATCGTATCCAAATAGCAATTTCGCAAAATCATTCTTGGAATTTATATATCTCAATAATTTTCTAGATTCAACTATTTTTTTATCTAAAACACATCTAGCAACATAAGCCTTATTTTTGAAGTTTTGTTGTATCATTATGACAACATAATCGCTTAGTTTTTTCTTAAGCGCTGTATAGCCTATCTCATATCGATAAAAATCAATTTCCTTGAAGCCTCTGGATTGCAAATACCCATCGCTATAAATCCTTCTGAAACCTATTGGATTGAGTATAGTTCTTGGTTCTGACATGTCAAATTCCTCATATTCTGATGATGTGAAGTTGAGGTCAAGTGTATCGCCTACGTTTTTCTTTAAATCATATAAGTCTAATTTTCCAAATGCTTTCAGAAGTGTGTATATACCACCTTCTTCTTTACATTTTTTACAGTCAAAATTAAAACTTTTATTATTACCTCTACCGTCTACAAGATTAGTTCTTTTTCTGACATAGAAATGTTGAGATGTTCCACAAATTGGACAATCTGAAATCCAATGTGTTTGAGTGTTTTTGGGATTTATCAGTATATTATATACCTCATCATTATCAATTATTGTCATCTTGTCCTATCTCAGCTAAATAATTTAATGTCTTCTTTCTGTCATAGAATCTAGCGTATGATAATGCTTGATATATAGTCATTGTTTGACCGCTTTTATATTCTCTCAGCTTGTCATTAAATAATCTAGCAATGCCTTTTCTTTGTTCATCTCTAGTTTGATTTATTGTTATCAAACCATCGAAAGGACGCAATTTACCTTTATCTTCTGATAGATTATATCTTGTAATAACAAAATCTGGGTCATTTAAACTTTTTGTATCTATTGAACTAGCTTGGGTTGCTGTATGAATCAAAACATTTTGTTCTACTGCTATGTCTTTCATTGACCTTGAAATGACTTGTTGTCTGTGCCTTTCTTCACTTGGAGAATATGTTTTACCATCACCTGAATTCAATAATTCAAGATAATCTATTATAACAACATCTATCCCACCATACATCTTCTTCATCTCAATTATCCCTTGTCTCACATCCATTATAGATTTTGAACCAAATTTCTCGAAACAGTCAATGTATACTTCACCTCTGAGTTTCTTTGTCAATATTTGACAAGATTTGAACCTCTTTATGTCCATATTACCCATCTTCATGTCATTATACATAACTCCTGTCCAAGCAGAATCATATCTGTCTAAACATTGTTTTCTGGTTCCTTCTGCTTGAAAATGGGCTACTTTCAAATCTCGTCTAGCTGAAGCAATTCCTAAATGAATCAATAATTGACTCTTGCCAACTCCTGAATCACCCAACCATAAAACTATCTCACCTTTCTCGAATCCACCTTGTAAATAATTATCCAACTCATCTATCGCTGTTGGGATTTTTTCTGGTTCAGCTGCTCTGGTTGCTCTATCGTTTTGTCTTACTTCAAAATTACTGAATAATGATTCATAAAAATTGTTAAGAATCTTGAAATTTGCTATCTCATCTGCCTTCGACTTCACCAAATTGAATGCTTGCTCTTTGTCACCTTTGTTGAACATGCCAGCACTATTTTCGAGTAGCTCAATATATCTTTTGTCTTTTATGAATTTTTCATAATTCAACAATAATATTTCATAATCCTCTACATCGGTATCTATGATTTCAGCTAATACATCCAAACAAGCCTCATCTTTATGGAACTGGTTTTTGATTACACCTATTGTTATAGGCTTCCCACTTGAAAGTTTGTACTGTCTTTGAATAGCATTCCAAACTTTCTTGTTTGATTCATCTGCTATGTAATTGGACTGTAGGAAAGGTTGTATTGTTTGAAAAAAGTTTCTGCTCTGTATACAAGCCTTGAATATTTCAACTAATATGTATTTTGATAAATCTTCTTTCATTTTTAAATTTGTTTAAGCCAACCCACAAAAAAATAAAACTATCCTATAACACGGGTTTGGCAAAATGCCACCAGATAGTTTGTGCCTAAATTTAAAGTTCGTGCAAGGCGGCACTCCGCCAAGCCCGAAAACGTTATGTTTAATTAAAAATTCATTGAATCCCTCTTAACTTTGCTAGATGAGGTATGTTTAATACCAACATCTCTTTACATTCCCTAGAATGATTGCATATTATGCAACTTGAACTCTTATTTGTGTACAAAGATGTGTTAGACACACACCATGGAAAACCAGTATTTTTATTCAAATATCTGGCTCTTTCTACTTCCTCAACTTGATTCAAACTCGTCAACATTCTTGAGTAATCTTCTTTGTTGATTTGTTTTATTACCTCATTCTTATTACTTACTTCATTCTTAACTCTGTTAGAGTATTTGAAAAATTCGTCAGTTGACTCCCATCTTGTTATTGCTTTCTTACCAAAACACCAAGATATTGGAACATAACCTTTGATTCTCATTGTATTGAGCCTCACCCAATACTTGAATTGATAGTTTGTGTAGCTTGTTATAAAGTCAAAATCTACTCTACCTTTAAATTTCTGTTCACAGTATTCAATAAACTTATCTAAACACTTTTTTTCGTTGACAGTAAGAGACAGTGTGAAACTGTCAATCAATGTGTATTTTCTGATTAGATTCTCGTAAGTTATGCAAGATAATCTAAACAATTCCAAAGAATTCATCGTGTTCTTTCTTATCTTTGAATTCGTAGAAAAACAAAACAACCATTTCTTCAAAATCTCCAATGTCGTTAGTTATCTCTCTTTTCACGTCTGAAAGGGGTGGTACACGATTTGAATTACAAAGTCCTATGTGCTTTGTTGTACTGTCAGAACCCTTTTTACATAACAATGTGTACAGAAAATATCTGTAATCAATTAAACTTCTAACCTCTGTCATAATCTTCTAAATATTGTCTTAAATCGTCAAAATATTGTCCTAAATCTACGTCACCATTCTCATCGATATTGAGATAGATAACATCTATATTCTCCATACCACTAAACTTTTCGTAAACCTTGATTCTATTTAAACCATGCTCACTTAAATAATTTTCTGATATGTCTATCAAATCAATTATCAATGCGTTTTTCTTATCGTTGGTAACACCCAACACCCTTCCCTTACGCTGTATAATAAGATTGTCTTCATAACCACCATCTATATTAAACACAACTTCAACTTCAGGTAACGTGACACCCTTCTTGTAGATGTCTGAAGCTAGTAGGATTTTACCAACTCCATTTAAGAATTTTTTCTTTGCTTCCAGTCTCTCGGTTGAGTGTGAATCACCGCTTATGAATTTATCACCACTCAATGTTGCTATCTTGTAACCGTGTTTTTTGCTGCTGAATAATCCTAGTGTTTTGAACTTCAAATTTCGTAACAACGCAAGTGTTATTAAAACAACTTGGTCACGCTTATTGTTTGAAAACATAAGCTTGTCACTATAAAAAAAGTATTTGTTTTTTGATAATTTGACTTCTGATTCTAATTCTGCTTTTTTGCGTTGATTGACCTTGTGTTCGTAAATCAAAAGCAATGTTTTTTCTTTTGCTAAAATACCTCTCTCTTTCATCAAATCAGAATCAACCTCAAAACTGATTCCACCAAAAAATGCTTTTCTCTTGATATTGTTTATCAAATCTAAGCCACCTGACTCATCCTCATCTTTTGAATATGGGGTAGCTGATAATCCCAATAACCAATAAATATTTCTAAAATGTTTGAATAAATTGTATCTTTCTTCACTGTTGAGTGAATCGTGAATCTCATCTATCACCACAAAATTGATTCTAGAAAGGTGTTTTTGAATTTCTTTCTTTCTTGATAATTTTGTTTTACTTGTTCTTTTGCTGAAAATGCTTTGTAAAGTCTGTATTGTGGCTACGGTGTTTTGTTTAAAAATAACCTTTTCGCCTTTTATCTGACCAATTTCTGCTTTTGGGATTTTGAGAAAATCAGAAATATCTTTGATTGCTTGATGAAACAAATCCTCACCGTCAACAATAAACAATGTGATTGAATCTTTATACTGTTGATTAACAAGTCTTAAACATTCTGAAGCAAAGTATGTTTTTCCTGTTCTTGTTGGAAATTTCACAATCCCAGATTCATCTTTGAAGAATTGAACTACGCCTTCGACTTGATGTTGATAAAGTGATTCTGTAAGGTTTGATGTGTTGATTTTGTGAAATTGTTTGTCAAAATCAATTTTTTTGTACTTGACGTCTTGTTCCTCTAAGGCATCTATAACAAAAGAAACCAAGCCAATTTTGATTAGCTTGGTTTTCTTGTCATAGAATCTTATTTTGCCGTCCCAATAACCACCCTGGAATGCTGATGTGAATTCTGCGTTTGGAAAATCAAATGTCAAACAATCTCTTAAAATCTTTTCTGAGTAATTATTTCCATCATAAGAGACTTGAAATTGATTTATCTTTTTGAATATCATTTGATTTTACTATTCTCTTATTTCACTTTCCACTCATATACTTCATAAACAAAAGTATTATGTTAAACTTTGTTAGTTAAAAAATCAAAGCGCAAAAACAAACATATTTTTAAAATATTTTTTTAAGTGTAGGAAACACACAACTCTAAATTTTCTTTCTTATTTTGAGTTTTTGATAACTGCTCTATTAACCCATCATCAGATGAAATTGATTGAGCTGGTATCGTCCTTTGTAACCATATTCCTATACACTCTTCATTTTTTAAAGTTTCAACTAATGTGACTCTATTGTCACTACCAAAATTAAAATTATCAGCTGTCATAACAACAGAACCATTTGTTTGATATATGAATGATTCTGTAAATGTTCCTACTTGATTTCTCTTCAACACAAATTCACTATCTGAGACTTTCGTTGCAAAGAAAGTTGCATCTTCTGATGCTTCAACTATCTGGTCAATTAATGATGATATATTTGTTGATTCAGCTACTATATTAATAGTTCCTTGAATAACAATTTGTTCACCGATTGTTGGTAGTGATAATACCTTTACAGTAGTTTTTGCTCTTGCAGATAATGCTTTTGCGAATATAGCGTCAAATGGAGAGTCAGATGAATTTTGTATTTTTTCAATCTTATTGTTATCAACAGCTTCAACAGCAGCAACTTTGAATGTTGCTATATTATTGTCGTCATAAATATAATAAAGTTGTACATTAGAAACATCTTGACCGCTTGTGTTTTTTAGAAACACAGCTTTGTTATCAACTCTACCATTGAATTTAGCTGTTTCACTAATCAAGTCGAAAAGAAAATCAACTCTACCGTTAGGTAGTTTTGTTGAAGATTTGTATCCACCTAGTGAATTTTCACCAGAAGTTTGATGAAAATCTGTTGACTGCGCTCCTGATAAGAATAGTTCCATAGTTTATTATATTGTTATTGTGTTACTAGAATCAACCCAATTAGACCATATATTAGTTATGTTATTCTTCAAACGGAATGATAATTTGTAAACACCTGAACCGAAATTAACATAATTTATGAATCCTATTGCTACATTTTGCGGAATCAATTCATTATTCTTATACCATCTGTATTCATAAGTTAATAAACTAGAATTATTTGTTGGTATAGACCAAGTACCAATACTATTGACAATTATTGTGTTTTCTGATGTAAGTTTAAAAATAACTGGTTGTATTATATTGACTGGTGCGCTAATTACTGTTGTAGTTGTTGTGGTGGTTGTGGTGGTTGAAGTTGTAGTTGTTGTGGTGGTTGTAGTGGTTGTTGTAGTTGTGGTTGTCGAAGTTGTAGTTGTTGTTGTGGTGGTTGTGGTTGTTATATTAGTATCTTTCACAAAGACAATTATCACCAAATTAGCCACAGCATCTTGAGGTACTATAATTCCTTTGATTTTATAATCAAGATTGAAAGATTCAACATTCAATGCGCTGAACTGTGAAAATAACCCTAATGAATCTTCATTAAGATTATTAATCAATTCAAACTTCAAAGGAACGTTATTTGTTCCATCAAAATATGATAAATTAATGTCTATTCCCACAATCTCGCTTAATGATACGTTTGGTGGCAACAATTCAATAAAACTCTTCTCAAAGGGATTGTCTTTAACCAATTCAAACACAAAGGTTTGAACTTGATTATTAACTAAATTAGATTCTGAACCTTTGATTAAAGATTGAAATCTACTTTCAACAGAATTTAAATCATCTGTAATGGTTATTGTTTTTGATATTGATATATTCTTCATTCCTTAAATATTTGAATAATTTGTTAGTATATATATTGTTGTTTGAGTTGAAGAAAACGATGTCAAATTAGCAATGTATCTCATAGTACCATCGCTGTATATTGTCAAATTTGTGAATATAAACCCAACACCATTCCCAAACAATGCTATTGGAATGTTAATTTCACTAAATGGTCTGAAACCCACTGGCAATGTGGCGAAATTTTCTGCAACTAAACCACTCGCCGTTATCACTTTAGTCAAACTCCCCTCAATCCAAATTCTACCATTATCTCTCCTAACTTTCAATCCTTCAGCTGTTGAACTCCAACCGTTTATTAGTGTGGCTAATTGATTATTCCAGTCTGTATCAGCGTAATTTGGTTTTAATCTATCTATTATCCAATAATCAGAACCTTCTCTTGTCATCGTTATATCAAATATAACAAATGGCGCCAGTTGAACTTCTGAAAATTCAGCAATTATAGTTCCAGATTCAGAACCTAGTTTGAATTGAACTTTTTTACCATCAAAATCAAGGAAATTTGTACTCATTCTTACTTGGAAGTTGATTCTTGGTAAGAATAATGAGTTTGAGCTAGGTAAGACAAAAATAAGATTATCTGATAATGATTGATTGTTGTTATTAATTGTTACTCTATCAGAAACGGTAAGTGGGTTCAAATAAATTATGGGATTTGAATTAGTAAGTATTATAGTTTCAAATCCTATCTTCTGTCCTAGTGATACAGAATTTGGATTCTTGACCAATACAACTTTACTAGAATTAATTGTCCTAGTTTTTGTATTGTCAACTAGATTACCGTTGGTATCGAAAGCCTCTTCAGTATAGTAAATATTGGAATCTTCAATCTGATAATAATCAGAATATGCTGAATTATTCTTCAGTCTAAATTTAATTGTATATGTATTTGCCGCCTCTGAACCTTCAAATTTTATCCATGGTTCAACAGATAATAGCAATTTTCCAGAACAATCTAATATTGGAAATTCTACAGAACCGTTTTTATTTGGTTTTTCTGGTATCGGAATCGTTAATGGGAATGTTATTGGAGCATTACCACTTAATGATTCATAAAATATCTCTATCGAATCAGCATCTGGCGTAACTCTAACCTCTGATGCGTTTACAAAGTTAGACATATCTAACTTCTCTAAGATTATTTCATGTGTTGAACCAACTTGCGTGCTTGAAATTATCTTAGAATACTGTCCATTATTCCAATAAAATCTACAACCTACAAAAGCATTGGTTGCTAGATTGGTAACGCTCTTAAACCAACCACCAGAACCAGCGTTGAATGTTATTTTATTTAAAGTTGAATTTACAGAATAAGATTTGCTTCTGAACCCCCAGCCAATCAAAACCTCGTTTCTATCTCTAATGTCACCAAACGGTAAATGTTTTACAGATTCAACACCTAATAATTTTTTTTGTAACGAAAAATTATTTAATGATTGAATTTTTGCGATGCTATATGAAGATTGAGTTTTATAAATATCATTTCTCTTGTCTTCTATTATCAATTCGTTTGGTGACGAACCTCTCCACACTCTCGCTATATATATGTCTGAACTTTCCAATTTAACAGGCTCAACATCAGTTGTTGTTTCTACTACATAATAAGGGTCAGGACTATTAGTCGGTAGTCCATTTAATTGACAAGAATCATATTCGTATATGTCTTTATCTTGACTAGGAACAACATATCCTGGAGTAAATGAGCCTACTACAACATATTTCAAACCACTTTCAGCAACCAAAACGTTTGACGGTACTGCCAAGGTTAAATTATTGTCATCAATTATTTGAGAAATCTCATATTCTTGATTATTGGAAGAGTTGATAAATTTAATTTTGGTTGGAAATTTACTTGTTTGTGTTCTTAGAACTTCTGTAAATTTTGTACCAACTCCAACAACTTCACCAATAGTGTTTACTGATACAGTGCCAATTTCTCTATATTCTTTTCTTTGTCTAATAAAAATCCAAAATTTATTAGTTTGATTTGGAATAAGCAAATTATCAACATCTGAGTCGAGTTTTATTAAATTCAGATTTGAATCTATTGCTAAACCTGATTTGATTTTTATCGTATTTGCCGAAGAACCAGCAACAACCTTAAAATCATCAAAAACTGAAAGTGAATCATTTTTCAATATCCCGAAAGATGCAGACTGTTTTGACAATATAGATTTGTCGAATATGAATTCTTTGAGTCTATTTAACTCTTCTTTTTCTAAGAATTGGTTTGCTCCTGTTTTTAAATTAGACATAGTTTATGTTTTTTACTTTTAAGATTGCTTCTACGTACTTTATAGTTGAAATGTCTGTTTTGATATTGCTAAAATCATCATTGAATGGGTGTCTTGCTTGATATTTTGATTTGTAGAATACACCAATAGAATTAGAATCAACTCCAGCATTGTGGAATATTTTACAATTGTTATATTTCTCAATAGAATCATTTGGCCAGCAAAAATCCAACTCATTATGAACTATAGTGTTTTTACCATAAAACCAAAGATTCCATAAAACTCCCCACATATCAGCACACCATTTTTGTATTGGATTGTAATCCTTAATTTGTTCTGTAGATAATTTGTTTCTTTCTTCTATCTCATATTTGAAGAAATATTCATACAAATTAACTGAATCTTTCTCAACTTTTCTCCAAAATTCAGAATCAACCTTATTAATCAAATATTGAGCACCACCAGAATTTTTGTTGTTTTCAATAGCTAATTTAAAATCAACATTTGTTATTTCGGACATCTTACTCAAATGATGAGTAGATTTTTCTGAAATATAATCAGCGTTTATGTAAGAGTTTGTGTCACTTAAATAACAATTTGAGTCATCTAATAGCGAGAAATCTATTTTTTTTCTGAAGATTATATCACAGTCATGATAAAATATTATTTTGTTGTTCAACTCAGGGAATCTTGTATAATGTTTTGCTATTATGTGAGGTCTGATAGATGGAATGTAACCTTTATTGTCTTTCACCTCATTCTTGTAATAATGAATCCCAACTTTTGGGAATTTTTTTATCAAATTTTTGACTCCTTCTGAAACATTAAAATCTCTATAGGCAAACAACACATTTATTTGTTCAGGATTGATTCCAACTTCTAAAAAGTTGATAATCATAACCTCCACTTGCCAATGGAAGTAAGTTGTGTCAGGTTGTGCGCAAATGTAAACTATTTCTTGTTCTTTCATAAATATTTAGCAATAAGATTGTAAACTTCTTGATTTCTTGAAAAGAAATACATATTTTTGTAATAATGAGCTACATCAACATACTTTAAATTGGTATTACCAAAATCAGTGGATGAATTCTTGTGATTCTCGAAATTATTTGGATTGTTTATGTCACCACTTTGTTTGTGTGGAGCAACCTCATCACCCCAATTAAAACAATAACTCTCAAAAGGTGATGTTTGTTCTATCAACATTTGCTCATCTTGTTGAATCTTAGATAGCCATCCTAAGTGCTCTGAACCAGTTTCTTTTTTGAATCCATACATTCTTATGTATGATATATCAACAATAATTGATGCTTCCATTGCGTTTTCAGCCAATTCAAAACTCTGACCACCGTTCTTAGAGAAGAATGAGTGTTTAGGCTTCCAAGCTAACTTGCCCGATTCAACTAATTTATTCATACTAAAAGACATATGATACGGCATGTATAAATCATCATCGTCCCAACAAATATAATAATCTCCAGTTGCATAACTCAGCGCATCCTTTCTTATATCACCTATGTTCGTGTAGGGTAATTTTGATTCAGAATCAATGCTTTGATTAATTACTGTTATATTTTTATTCAATAGTGAATCATCTAATACAAGATGTTTAGATGCTGTATTGAAGATTATCAACTCTTTGTTTTCATAATCTTGATTTAAAAACATTGACAACGACCTTTGTACGCATGTAAATCTTCCATACGTACACATTATCGCACTTATTTTCTTATTCATATTTCTTTAATTAAGTTTTAAACCACACAACATTTTTTACAAATACTTGATTAGGACATCCGTCTTTTGATATGGTTATAACAGTACCATCAGAATCTACAAAATTATCAAATAACATCAAATCACCACTGAGACTTAACAAATTAGCACCATTATTTGTTGTAAATGTAAATGTAGGAACAGACAAGCAATTGAAATCACCCGTCATGCGAACTTGTGTACGTGTATTCTGTACCATTGTCAATATAACTGGACACTCTGGACAAGCAGTTGTTGTAGTGGTCGTGGTTGTCGTAGTTGAGGTTGTTGTTGTAGTGGTTAATGTTGTTGTAGACGTTGTTGTGGTTGAACTTGAAGTTGTGGTTGTAAATGTTGTTGAAGTTGTTGTAAATGTTGTTGTAGACGTTGTTGTGCTAGATGTTGTACTAGTTGGAAATGCTGTTGTAGTTGTTGTTGTAGGCAAGGTGGTTGTTGGGGCAAAATCAATATCTGAATTTATTAATTCAACTATGATATTACAATTTATTGGCAACAAATCTCTTCTTATTCTTTCTGTAAAATTCATATTAGGTTAATTTAGGATTGTTTTTTATAAACATATAAACCAAATTTTTCATGTTCAAAACACCAAGACTCCATGGTAGATAAGACATCTTGAATCTTACATCAGAGATATAAAGATTCACATTTACAATGTCTCCGAATCCAACTCCAATCTTTGGAATTATGTATTTTGCCTCTGGCTTGAATCTTAAGTGAAATCCAACATTATAAGATGTATTACAATCAGGCTCTGGTTGATTTATTTGATTAACTGGATGAATTATACCTCTCATATATCTCCAATCTGAATTATCAAACAATGCTTCTTCTGGTAAGATGAATGCGTTTCTATCTGAACCATCAAATACAGATTCTGTATTTATTAAATTCAAATCTTCATCATAACAATCAATACCAAAGTACATTGGAACTGAACCAATAGTCTTAAACCAGAACACTAATTCATAGTTTAATTTTGGGTCTATCAATATTTTTTTATTACCCGCAGCAGCTTTAATTACTGCTATACCTGAAAAATCACTGGTTAAACCTTCTTTAATATTCATTACGGTTTTATTGTCTCTAGTTGAGTCTACCTCGTATGTTACAGTACTATTAGTAGCTGCTATTGTTGGTATAGATGAGTTATCTGATTCAAAATCATCTTTGTAAAATTTATTCAACAACAATTGGTCGTCTGATATACCTTTGTATAGTGGTGATGAGTTTCCAATACACCACCCTTGGTGTTTTTGCTGAACATAATTCACTATGAATTCATCTGTATCTTTTTTAGATATCAAATTCAAAAATTCACCTCTCAAGTCATTCAAAGAACCATCTCTCAAAACCTCATTTTTGTCTCTGAATATTAAATCTGTTCCTCTTCTGTAAAATAGTTCAAATCTTTTTTGAGCTATACTGATTAGTGTTTGTGAATCTTCATCACCTTGGAGAATCAAACCTTTGTTAGTTAGAAATTTGATTAACAAATCTCTATTCGAGAGTACATTTGATATATAAAGACAATGTGTGTTTAGCATAGCGAAAAACTCACATATATTCATCCAAAATTCATCGAAGTCTTTATCATAATCAACTATCTCTGAATCGTTTCTTTCAATATAATCTGGTAATATGCCTCTTTGTTTTATTTTGTCAAACAAGTTTAATGATATCTCATTAACTATCAGATTATTACAAAAAATATCTTTGAATATTGGATTTTTAACAGCAAAATCTCCAACTAAACAAGAATCTACATTGACAGCTACAGTCAATGTTAAAGAATTAAATGTCAAATTACCAGTGTTGTCTGAACCTGCTCTTGTGTATCTGATTTCTATAAAAAACTTAACTTCAGAACAGAAGTTGAATTTACTCAAATTCTCATTATTCAGTGTGTAATAATTTGTGAATAATATCCCATCTTGACTCAATCTAAATTCTTTATTGAAATATCTCGATGAGTTTGAACCTGTAATTGAATCAGAATAACTTGTTATGTTTACAAGTCCAGATTCAGTTATTGTTAATAATTCAGTTTTAACTTCACCTATTTGTGTTGCTGTAAAAGACATACTATACGTTGCTGATTAATGTTGATTGGAATATTGAATCAGGAGTGTTTGGATAAAATACAGGATTTAATGTCCCTGACACATTGGCAATTATATTTCCTAACAAGTCTCTCATTATGAATGAGCGAATCCTTGGTAATTTGTTTGATTGTATCAATATGTCTTGAGAAGGTGAAAAATTTTCATCTGGAACATACTTAACATTTTCAGTTTGTTTTGTTATAAATAACAACTCATCCCAATCAACCTTGTCTTTAAAAACATCCCAATATCTGTAATCTAGATACTTATTCATATTTATCTGAATCTCTCTTCTAGTGTCGTCAGATATCCCATTATCGAACAACTCAACTCTAAAATCTACATCTATAGGAGTGAATTCTATATTGTTTATCACGAATCCAAAATTTGAATATCTAGATACTGGAAAATTGTCGCTTAAAGATAAGACTTTTTGTAATTTTTCTTGTATTACTTGAATCTCAGGAGTTGATAAATTAGAACCATCTACACAAATAACTCCAATAACAACTCTACCGTTTGAGTCTATACCATGGTGGAATGCTCTAAGTATTCTTGGATTTTCTTTAAACAAAAATTGTTCAAATCCAGAGAATGTGTTTCTTGACAATATGTTTGTAGCTGAAAATAGTCTGTTTCTCATATTCTCATCATTCTCTTCATCTTGTCCTCCAGTGGCAGCATATTCATTTATACAATAAATATGTCCTAACGGTACAGGATTAACAGAATTCAATGTTAAGGAATCAACGTTAGAATTTGAACCAACTGTTTGTGAAGCTACTTTGACATAAGCAAAACCGATGTTATTTGGGGGTATAGGAGTACTAGGTATTGATACAGTTTTAACAACATCGAATACAACACCGTTTTTACCAGTGAAAGTTGTCACACCTGCCGTATAAGTCGTATTTGGTTCGCCAACAACTCTAATCCAAGTTGTAGAACCATTTGCTGGAAATCTTGCTGGGAATCCTTCTCTTTCGGCTATTTCGTCTAAATATTCTCCAAAAGCAGTATCTTGAAATAATCTACTTTCGATTATAGAAATATCCTTTGTTATCTTGTTTGCTAATTTGGAACTACCGAAAGCAATACCACGTAAAACAGAAAGATTTGACGACTTGGTTACTGAATCTGTATTATTGAAAAGATTTTCTAAAAAAATCTCTACTAATTCTGTTGTTGGAGTTATTCTTGTTTTTATCATAATCTAATTTCTTGATTTTTTATTACATTGTTTAAAACAGTTGTTATGTTGTATTTTACGTAAATACCATCTTGTATAAATTTCATCTCTGTAACTTCAATTCCTACAAAAATATCGTCTTGAGCAAATATTTCATTGAGTTGTCTTATCAACAATGGTTTAGATAATGAGCCTATTGTCTTTCCAGCAAAATAATCAAATCCTATTTCCTCAAATTCAGGGACAGAAGATTTTTGCAAAGAACCCATTATATTGATTGTTTGTTGTAACGTTTGGTCATAGTCTAAAACTTTCAAATCATTATTGTCTGTATCCCACTCGATATGTTTTTGCAAATCTTTTCCATATATTTTCTTGCCCAATGGGTTGTCTATGACAGTAGAAACATTAGTAACACTAGAATTTGACTGAGAAGTGAATATATTAATCTCAACCCCACCTTCAATTGGCAAATCTCTTTCTTGTAGAGAATTTTTAATCATTAAATCATTAACAACTTCTTCATCAACATCACCCATATTATATCTAACAGCTGAATCAACAGATTGATTGTTTCTCAACATGTACTTGAATGAAGTGCCGTTGTTGTAAGACAAAGAAGTATTAACACTTCTTAACCACTTATCCAATTTCAATGTTGTACTTATTTTTGTAGATATCTCTTCTACCATATCAACTATTTCCCAAAATTCATATTCATTTAATTTGAACGATTTTGTCAAAAATGAATTTTGTATAACTTCACGTTGATTGTCTAATTCTTTCAGTTTTTTGAAACTTTCTTTTGGTAAAGAATCTGAATTGCCAGAGAAAAAATCATATAATGGTTGATAATGATTAGTGAAAAATTCTTGAGAAGACTTAAGAAATCTCTCAAAACTCACTCCGATTATTTTGTCAAATCTGTATATTAATCTTGGATTCATCTTATTAGTTGAATTTCTTTGCTTTGTTTACTAAATCGTTGGTTGTTGATGTTATTGAACCAACTAACTTATTTATCGATGTTTGAGCAACTCCTAAACTCAAATTTTTCAATCTCTGAAAACGTGTTGTTTTTAATTCAGAAATAGCAGTCATCTGTATCGTGTAATACCAAATGGCATTTTTTTGAATAGTCATATCGTATGACATCTCATTAAACTCAACCATATAAGCAGAATTAAGTGCATAATTCAAAAAATATAATTTATACGGTAATCCAGTCTTCTTGTCTATACTTTTTGATTTTCTTAAAAGTTTCCTCATTAATTGCAGTGTTCCATAGCCAGTTTTTATTGAAGGATTGAAACTAGGTGTCAACATTTCTGTGTCGAAGAAAACAGTTGAATCTGAAACTTCTCCAGAAGTTAACAATATTCTCATTTTCCTGCCGAAAGTTCCTGATATTGATATTGATATTGGAACAAAAGTTGGATTAGATATTGTCGTAACTCCATTGAAAGTTTTCATTATATTCACTGAATTTGGTTCTCTCTCTTTTATCAATTCTGGATTAACAGGGAATATGAATAAAGAAATTAATTTATCTTTTGAATCTCTCAATTCAAAAGCACAGAGGTAGAATTCAAAATCATTTGGAAATAATGCATTTAATCCTGCTTTTCCAAGTTCAGAAAACAATCCTTTATATTTTAAATTTGTTTCTTGTAAACTCATGATGTTTTAACCTTTCCTTTTGTTTTTAAATATTCTGTTTCTATCACTGAAGATAATTCAGCTGCTGAAGCAATTCCTAAAGCAGAAGCACAAGCCTGAATTTGAATTACCATTTTTCTCAATATGTTTTGTAATTCAGAATTCAATGTTATATTGTCGGTATCACCAATCAATTTCATAACTGCATCTAAATTTTCTTTGTCTATATTGACTTCAACCCCTTCTTTTGATACACTTATAAATGAACCTGATTTATCCTTCATTTTTAATATATCAAAATTATTGATGTTGATTGAACCATTACAAGATAAATTCAACTCACTATCTTTATTACCATCTACGGTAATATTCATCTTAACAACCTTATCTTTATTTGAGTTTATAACTATATCAAATTCACCTTCTTCAGCCTTACCAAACAAAGTTACAGTAACACCATCGTAAGTCTTTTCAGTCTTAAATGAATTTTGCTTTAAATATTGGAAACTGTCTCTTGTTTTTAAAACTCTTAAAACAAATTTATTATTGTTAAGTGGTGTTGAACAATAGATTATTTGACTACCTGTGTCTTTTTGGTTTAAAGGGAATTTTATTTGTTGTATAAGTTCTTGGTCTATTGAAACATTTCTGACAACACCTTTTAATTCATTGTCGAATACCATTAACACACCATTGGAAAAACAATAATCTATGTATTCTTCTCTGCTAATATCAACTGGCAATATCACTGTGGCAATACTAACACCATTAAAACCTTCTATACCTACAGAATTAAACTGATTCATAATTTATTGAAATTGTCTTTTTTGAATGAAAAAATCAAATGCTCTTCTGTTTATCTTGACAGATTTTTTTGAATCAACAATACCACCTATTTTATTGAAATCTTCACTGAAGAGTGCTAGATTGAAATACGAAATACCATCATTATCTTGTTTCGGTATATATCTACTAACCATCCCTCTGCTAACACTCAATGTTGTTACAAATTCATATCTTTGATTGTGGGTTTGTCTGTGACTTACAGCATCTATATAAAACTCCTCACTTGTTGCTCCAGAAAATAACTTTATGCCTTTTTTGTAGTTAGAATCTCCAACCACAGTTATTGTTCCAGTTCTTGTGAACGGCATATAGACATTTGATTCTATTATGTATCTAAAATCTTCTAATAAAGATAAATATTTTTCTTTGGTTTGTGTCGAATCAATATCATATAAATCATCTAGATACTGAGAAGTTACTTCATAAGCCTTAGCACCCCAAATTTCTGCATACTCAGGAAAGAAACAAGCTGTTAAAAAGTTAGTTTGTTTGTTTTGAGTGTATAGCGACTGTGATTTTTTAAGATTATACCAAGAATATATATCTCTTGTATTCATTGATAAATTTTGACTCAATACAAACTTAGGATTGAGTATTATTTGTGGTAATTTCTCCCAATTTTGTAAGTCAAAGGGTGGTTTTCTAACAAAAAAGAGATATTTATCATTGTATGTATCACCAAAAAACTCAACAAAAGGTTTTTGACAAACTTTATTCACATAATTCATTAAGCTTCCTTGATAAGCCATCATATTAGGGTCAAAAACTCGCTTGGTTTTGGAGTATTCGTCTAATATCATTTTAGTTGGTTGCCATATACCAGAAGTTAGTGTTTTAACAACTCCTAATTCTTTGACTTTGTTGTTTGATTCATCTAACTCTCTAGTTATTTTGTAGAAATAAGATTTATCATCAAGATGGCGAAACAATTCATCAGGACAGACTTGTATGTTCGATATTCTGCTTATAAGAAAATTCAATAAATATGGTATTGTATATTCCCTTTGGTCTGCCAAATCAAGTATGTAACCAACCGCTTCATTTCTTAAAAATGACTTTTCATTTATCAAATCTTGATAATTGAAAAATATGTTAGAATTATTATCGTTATTGTAGGAATTAGCATAAAAGATAGTGTTGTCATCTATCAATAATTTCATCAAATCTCTACCAGAAGCGTTTATATTCACAACAACACCTCCAGCACCAGTGGCAAATGTTTCTTGACTACTACAATTGTCTATCAATCCAATTATATCGAAATTTCTCCCTTTTAATTTTGAAAAAGGCATTTCTAAACTGTATTCTCTTCCAGTTATTTGTTCTTCATCGAAACAAACAAACAATACGTCATTATTACTTATGACTTTTTCAAAGAAATAATTTTCGCTTTTAGTGTATGTGTCTGATTCTTGTTTTTTACCACCCACTTCAATTGTTTTGAGTTTTTTAGACTTAACATTGCTTGTGTTATCTTCATCAGATTGACCAAATTGTTTTTTCTTTGTGAAATTCTTAGAAATATATGAACCATCTTCTTTTGAAAATTCTATATTTTTGATTTCCCAAATAAAAGTATTCTTGTTGAAGTTAGCTGTTATTGGAGGCAAACTGAATGAAAAATTCAATCCACTCATATTTGAGCTAGAGTTGAAATTCGTCAAAAATGGTGTTATATTCAACAAAGTTCCATTGGGGTCATTATTATATGACTTACTCCAAAGATAAGCAGATATTTTTTGAACTTTCTTTGTAGCATTATTGTTTGAATTATTGTCTGAAAGTAAAGTTTTTTCTACTTTTACCTTTATTTTATTCAATTCTTCATCTAAAAAACTTCTTATGTCTATATTTTTTATTTGAAAATTACCCTGTGTTTGTATTATGTTTGCAGAAAGAAGATTATAAGGTATTGATATTGTACTAGGTGAGAAAATATATATATCTAACAATTGATTAACCTGAGTAATACTTGTGAAATTTTTGATTATCTCATATTGTTTGATAATTTTATTGTTCTTAAGGTAAATTTTATACTCTTCTGAAGAAGATAAATATTGTGAGTATTGTATTGTCTTGGTTTTAAAAAACTCAATATTTATATTGAATATATTCTCAACATTAGACAAATAAGTATCAACCCCTCCAATTGTTTTATCGTCTTTTAGATATAAATTGACTCTGTATTTCTCAAGAAAATCTTTGAGAGTTGATATATTTTTTGATTCGTTGAATATTTCTACTAAATCCATTATTTTCTAGGTATTGGTGGTGTTGTTGTACCACCACTTGTTATAAATTTAATCATTGCTCTTAAACTACCTGTAAAAGCATCTAATGCTATTAAAACATCCTCACCAACATCTGCGGCTAAATTAAAGTTTTCTGCCTGATTTCTATCACCAAAAAATGTATTTTGTTGAGCTAAATTTGAATAATCATCAAATCCACCACCCATTCCAGCGTCATTGAAAAATCCTTTCTTATATAAAGAATCTCTCACAGATATTGGTAAATCTTTAAAATATTCATCTGCAACAAGTCTTCTTTCGATGTCTGAAGAAGTTGTTCCACTTATCAAATTCATCAATTCTTGAGCATATTTAGTGCCATTTTCTCCATATAGTCCTTGAGAAACAACTCTATTCAACATAGATATGTCGTTTGAATATTGCGGATATGCTTTTTGAGCTGCTCGTAGAGACAATACTTGTTGAGCACCACCAGATGGATTTGATATTGATGAATTGAATGATGAGATTATCCTTGATGCTTGTGGGTTGTTGCCAGATACAGCAAGTTCTCTAGCAAAGATTGATTGTATATTAGATACAGAACTTGGGTCAACATTTTCATTTAACCCTAGAGCATTACTAACTAATTGTTGATAAACAGACATCCTCTCCATAGATGTTGAAGTGTTGTCTTCACTGAATCTGCCAACTCCACTCAATCTTTTGAACAAGCCAAGTGTTGCGTCTGCTCCTGAACCACCTTTAAGATATCTTGATATCGAGTTCATACCACTCAAATCAGTATTATATGCTCTTTCTATCTCATAGCTTTTCAAGAAGTCAGGCATATTTGTACCGCCAGTTAATCTTGCGTATTTACCTCTCATCTCTGCTGATTGAGCAACATTAATACCTAATTTAGCCATAGATGAAGATTCAACACTTGAAGATATATATTCACCTAATAATCTAGGAATTATATCTTTTCCAAGTCCTCTTACAGAATTCATTGCTTTTTGAGCAGTCTCTCCATCTCTAAGAGATTTTGTCACACCTTCATAAAGACTCTGAAGAACAAATCCAGTTAATCCATACTTTAACTTCTCTCCAGTTGTTTCGCCTCTGGAAGCGAAAGCCATTGCTGAACCGAACATATTTCCTGGATTGAATCCAGCCATTAAACCGTAAGATTGTGTATTATTTAACATAGATTCTGAATAACCAAGAACCTTTTGTTTCATTAGTGCTCTGTACACACTTCTCTCCTCTCTTGATTCTGTAGTATTTGACTTTAGACTATCATTCAAATTTCTCAAATTTTCTGTCAAATCATTGACTTGAAGTCTATCTTCAGAAGATTGAAATCTCAACTCTCCTAATTTGAATCTTCTTTCATTTGAGTCTATTTTGTCATCTCTCCAATCTCTTTCAATTTGGAGTCTTGAAGACTCATAATCTCTTTGAGATTCTCTTTTTACTTTTTTAGCTTGTTCTTCTAAATCTCTTAACTTTCTTTTTTGTTCTTCAGACCACTTACCACTGTTCTTGTTGACTTGTTCTTGAACAGTGTTCATTTCTTTAGCTATCTTAGCAAAAGATGTTCTGAAGTTTTCAGCATTATTCCCATCTATCCTTACTCTTTGTTCCATAGTGTTATTGTGGGTCGTTAAATTGTTCCAAATCTATGTTTTCAAACTCTTCTTCAAGTTCCTTGTTCAGAGATAAGTTGTTTTGTATCTTCTCTTCGATAAGTTCCAAAATATCACTTATCTTAACCTTCTTAATCAAAGCTATTTTATTTATCCTAGACAATCTGTCTTCTTCATACTCAAATCTCATATCGAATAAATTCACTTCGTTGTGTGAAGAAGAACCAAAAGCAATATTATGTTTTCTTCTCCACCATAAGTCGAGTGGAAATTTTCTGTTCCACTCGACTACTCTCAATCTTATATTTTCTGTAGAAGACTTCATTTATTAATTGTCTTGTTCGCTTGAATCAATTGTGTCTTTTTCAATTTCATTTAAAGCATCAATGTCTTGCTCAATATCATTCAACTCAACCATCAACTTGTCAAACCAAGGTTTGAATTCCTTCATATAGACTTTCGTCATCAACATCGCTGATTTCATATCTATGTCGGAACGATTTGAGAATTTGTTGTCTGAAAAGAATTTTGGAATCAATACAAAGAATGTGCAATACGCATCTAATTGGTCCAATGCTCTTTCTTGAGCAGTAACCCCAACTGCATTTTTAGCCATAATTCCATACTCACCATCTGTAAGAGTTGACTTGAGTGTTTCAATGAGACCATATTGCCCCATGCTTGGGAATGGTATCAAATACTCCTTCCCTAATAATTCTACCTTTTTACTTTCAGTTGCCATTGTTTTGTTTGTTTTTATTTGGTTTAAATAAAAAAATTGCGACAAGTTTTTAGGCTTATCGCAATTTCAAGATGTTTAAGAACAATCTATTTATAACTGTTCTAATTTTTATTGTTCTGGATATAGGATTGGTTCAAGATATTTCATTGTCAAGTCTCTACCGCTTATTGAACCCTCTGATATATCCATAGACTCAGAATCAGCAAAACATGAATTTATTGTAGCAAATTCAACAAGTTTGCTTTTCTTAACACCATTGGGATTCTCAGAAGCAAGTGTTCTTTTTAATATCACAACTTGAACACCGTTGTCTTGAAGCAAGACGGTGTCGACAAAGTTGGCTATGTTACCAACTTTCCTTTTCAAAGCACCTTCAATTGTTTCTTCCTTGAATTCTACTGTGTAGAAACTACAAGACAAGCTACAATCCATCGCTGTGGCTGGTAACTCTTCTGCAGTTAGATTCCCTAGAGAACGAACTGTGCCTCTAGTGATTGTCTCTGATATTCTTATATTCTTCATCTTACCAACAGCTACACCATTTACTTTGATGATTGCCATTGGAGCGGTCATTGATTTTGACATGTTGTTTATTTATTTAATATTTTAACCTGCTAAATTAACATCCAAAGCATAGCCAGTAATGAATCCATTGTTTACTGGAGAGTTTGGTATAAACTCGTAAGTGAGATAAAAACTATCTCCGTTGATAGTTGTATTCACATTCTTAAAATCAAGAATCAAATTATCAACATTGTCTGTCGCAACCTTACTGTTCAAGTAACCTCTTGCGAAAGCTGTTATAACTTCTGGAGAAGCTGACTTTGCATTCAATCCAATGAATTTAGATTTTGCAGCAATCTTCATCTCTCTATTGAGTTGAGCCTTGATTCTTTCAAGACTTATCTCATAAGATTGTCCATCAGGATTGATTAATTGACTGTTGTTTGCTTGCAATGTGTTAACAGACTGATTTATAACCCAACCTCTTTGGGCAACATCTCTGAAGTGTAACACGCCAGCGTTAAGTGCTTGAATTCTCTCAGTTTTTGTCATGTTGTGTACTGGAGAAATCATTCTTATGTCTTTGAAGGTTGCTGGAGTTTGTGGCTCTAATCCGCAAATTCTACCCAATATAGAAGCAGCTGAATATATCGAAGGTTTTGCTTTCAAACGTCCTTGACCCAACACAGAAGGTTGATACATACCACCGTGAGCTAACATCACCCTAGAAGAATTGTATGTTTGAGCAACCGCTACAGATTGAGCAGCGAATGTTGATTTGTAAGTACCACCACCAACAATCATATACTTTTCAAATTCTGCTTCATTGAGAATATGAGTCAAGATTTTATTGTTCTCAGTGCCACCACCATTAATTTCAAACTTATCGCATAAGAAGAAAGTATTGTCCAACTCTGATATGGCACTTAGAGTTGTGTCTAAGTCAGCTGGGTTGTAGACTTCAGTCCCACCTGACAAGGCTGTAAGAGTATTTGATGTTTTGTCTCCTGATACAAACAAACCATCAGATGTTATTGAAGAAGCAGTTAATTTGAACCAATCTGTGAATTGACTGTCTGTATTCATCCAAGTGATTGCTTGTTGGATTCCACTGAATTCAGGTGAACGTCTAACAGATTGAGACGCATTGGCTTGAAGTATGCCATCATATGGTTCACTCTCATAATCGAGACCTCTGAAATTTCCTTCAAAAAATTCAAACATATATTTGCTTGAATCTATAAGACCAGAAACCAATCTAGCTGAATATCCTTTTCTTGTTGCTCCAGAAGAAATAACACCATTTCCAGATAATCCTTCTCTTTTGGTTTTTATAGTAATAGCACCTTTAGAAAAGGTCATTGTCAATGTTGCCGCTTCTGTTGTTGCGGCTTTTATGATAGTCAAATTGTTTATTCCACCACCGTTATTTGAAGGTGAAAACAGATAACTCGCTAAATCCCAAAACAAACCACCACCCAAGAAATTTTTCACACTTGTTGCATCACTAAACGTGTAGATAGCATCTTTTCCAGATGAAAGTTGACCATTTATACCAGAACCACCGCCAAAAGTAGCGTTTGAACCAGTATCAATTAAACAAACATTACCGAACGACAAAGCGGCAGCAACATTAGCACCACCTCCTAATATTCTTGCAGCTACATCTGGCTCTGTATATTGTCTGCCATTGAAAGTTTTTGTTATAGACATATTTTTATTTATTTAGTTGATTTTTCAATCTTTGACTTGATTTGAGGGATGTTTTGAAAAACAAACTTTTCACCGATTTCTACAGTAAATTCTTGTTCGGTCAATTCTGTATCTTTATACATTCTCTCGATAGTTTGTCTATCAGACACACTTGGTTGATATTTGTCGCAAAATTCTGAAGCTGTCATTGTGATTGATTTTGTTTGTTAATAACTGAAACAATCAATTTTTTGATATTTGAAAATTATTGTTTCACATCATTGTTTTTGTAGGCTTCTATTCTTTTTTGCAATTCAACATTAATAACCTTTAGATTGTGTTCAGCTTGTTGCATTATTTGCGCTTGCTCAGCTTGTAAAGCTAAGATTTCGATTGTTGAAAGTTGTGTTAAGTCCATTATGCTTTTTCTAAATTTAATTGTGATAAAATAATTTCTTCAATATACGAATTGTCCGCTCCCCATGCTTCAAATTCATCTTCTGTTAGGTTATAATTACCTTCTGCTATTTGTTTACCTTCGGCTGTTTTTAATGCCCAATAAGTACCAGTAGTTGTTGCATCTGTTGTAAATCCATGGACTGTTACTTGTAAC